ATAAGACCTTCTTGATCAAGCATCCTCGCTTGGCCTAGAACGTCCTGTTCCGTAAGCTGGCCATTTGCTGCCAGCTTTTCAAGAGCAGCTAAAGTGCCAATATCGCTTACTTTCGAGGAGGCTATCTGCTTTACTAAGGCCTCTTTCTGGTAGGGCTGTAGGCCTGAGTTCTGAATAGCGGCTATCTTATCGGTATCTGTCGTAACAGCCGAAATAGCATTTTTAACCCTTTCCAACTCGTCAGAGTCCCTTATATTCTTATCTCTTCGGGAGTCAGAAGCAGCGGCGTCTGCCAGGTTCATAGCCCTTTCATACTTCCTAGCATCGAAGGCTGAAACCGTTTGAGTAGTTGCCCCGCCTTGCAAGCCGTCATTGCCCAGCGCTTTTATAACATACTGCCTCACAGAAGGGTCGCCACCTTGAGGTGCATCAGCTGAGTAAGGCTGTCCATTATCGCCTATGAGGTCTTTGCCCTCTACATATCTCGCCGCGTTTTGAGGGCCCGCGTAGTTGGCTACTAACACCCCCACTGCTCCATATTTGTCAAAGGTTTCCTTGTGCATCTTAGTAAATGCTATTTCCTGGTTCTCAGGCGTCATTGGCGCATCACCCATAAGGCCCCGCCAAGTATCGGGCATAAATTGGTATTTCCCTCTGGCGCCGGACTTTTTATTGAGGGCGTCATAGTCCCCGTTTGATTCGTTTTTAGCAACTAAATTTCCGGTTTGCTCCCAACTTATACTATTTGCCCCCGGCACATTAACTGTTTTAGTTGCATTAGGCCCATATTTAGCTTCAAGCGCCGCTTTGGCCTTGGTCGCATCGAAAACACCGTTAGTGTAGTTGGCCGGGTCTTTCTTGAGCGCTTCGACATCCTGAACCAGCTCATTATTCTCAAGTACAGGTCTGATCTTGCCGTCAAGCTCGGCCTTGTCTCTGGGGTCCAGCTTATCGGTGTAGGTTTTAAGTTTACCCTGTGCGCCGTCTAGATTGCCTTCTGCGATATCAGCAAGAATAGCACTCTTCACAATGCCTGACTGATATGTGAACTGCTTTTCTGCCATCGACTCAGGCGACAGACCTTCTTTCCTTAGACCTAAAGCCTGGGCCTGAAGTCCGGCGCTAATTTGGGTTTCAAACATTGCCGGGTTATTTCTTGCAGCTATAGCCATGCGCTCACTGGACGCCATTTGGTCTGTAACAGACTGCCTTTCCGCGGCGTCAATCTGCTGGCGTTCATGATCTATAACTGTTCGCCTGTACTGGTCAATCCGGGGCTGTAGATACTGGGTAATAGCTAGTTTCTGGGCGTCATTGTCAGCCAGTCCAGTGTATTTAGTAACCATGTTATTAAGTTCTTTATTCGCATCTTGCGCGATACCGAAAGCGTCCCTGCCTTTTAGGGTCAGGTAGCCGTTGTTGAAGTTGTTTGTGAAGTCGTTATTGGCTTGGGTTGATAGATCAAGTGTCTTTTGAACATTAATCTTTTGCTGCAGTTCAACCCTCTGCCGGTTAATCTCATCACTAGCACCGACAATAGCCTGGCCTACATTGCCCATAGCAGCGCCGACATTAGCCCCGTAAGCGTTCGCGTCACCGGGGGCCTGGGCTCTTGCATTAGGTAGATTAGTAAGCGCTACCTGCCGAGTGTAAATAGGTACTGTAGGCATGTTTTAACCCCCTACGCTCTTCCTGGCCGCGAATTGCTCTGACATCTTAGTAGCCCCTGTAAGCAGTTGACCAACCGCTGCCATGTTCCCTGCTCTGCGGGCGTTCTTAGCCGTAGCCCTTGAGGCGTTCGCCTGGTTGCTGTAGTTCGTTGACTGGGCCTGATAGCCCCAGACCTCGTTGGCCGCGTTCCTGCGGACCTGCAGAGCGTCAAGCTCACTCTGACGCCCGGTATCGGTTAACACGTCAAGAGGACTGCCGCTGCTGATATCAAGGCCATTTGCGGAATACGCAGCCCTCTGAGCACCGGCAACAGCAAGACCGCGTCTGCGCGTTTCTCTTTCTTCCTGGGCCCCGTTCTGCGCGGCTATCTCGGCTTGCCTTGTCGCTATCTTCGCGTTTTGGTCCGCAGCATTAGCGTCTGCGGTTGCAGCTGCTGACGCTGCCCTACCTTGCTGGACTGCCCCAGCTGCACTTACTACTGTTCCTATTGCTGTTAAAAGTGGTGTACACATCAGCATTACTCCTTTCTGTGGAACCTGTGGAAAAGTCTTTGCTCAACACCAAACGGTTGTGGATCTTCAATCATAAATCCTAACCATTTCAACCACTGAATGGATAGTGTATTTCTCGCATCAACGTAATTTTCAAGGCCGGCGCATAGCTTTAAAAAGTGGTCTACATAATGACGGCTAGCTCTTAAAAATGTAACAGGGATACGTTCGACCTCGGCACTGCCAAGCAGCCAAGGATAGCCGCAATTTGCCGTTTGTGTGACGCCAAACATGCATATAACGCGGCCTTTTAGCTCCGCAGCGTATGTGATCGTAGAATATTGAAACGACAGCAGGATCGCATCTGCGCCCCCTAATCCATGGGACGCTTTAACTTCGTCTAAGTCCTGTTGTCTTAACCTATCACAAAGCGAATACGCGTCCTCGATTGTCGCCCTACGAATATTAACCATCTAGCGTCACCTCGGCCACTATCGCAAGTATAGTAATAGGCAGCGGGTCAGTCATACGGACGCACACATGCCCCGTCTTATTTGATCCGGTGTTAAACTGCATATCCTTATCGCCGCTATACAGTGCGATAGGAGTATCCCAGTTTTCGTTGGAGCGCATTTTAAGCTCATACATTTTATCGAAAGATGAACCAATAAAAGCGCCCCGCGTATTCTCTACACGGAGCGTAGCTTTTGTTATTCTCTTATTACGGGTCTGGATTGTACCGTCTTTCGCCGGGAAGTCCACATTAAGCGTTTCTAAATCGCAGGTATAGCCAAGCCCGACATGCACCTTACTTGCGGCACTGGTTAGGGTTATTGTCCCGTCAGTGACCACCTGAGTAGGATGAACGTTACCATCCGCAAGGATGGATACCGTTTTACCTTCCAAATGCTCAAGCCCTGAGAAGGTTGCTACCGGTTCACCGACATATGACAGACCGCAATCAACAAAGTACTGGTCTGCCGGGTCAGTAGTTACCATTCTAGCTGCCATTTGCTCAACATAGCGCTTAGTAACCCCGTTGATAGCCCGGTTAACGATAAACCATACTTCGTCCCTGTCCTCGCCGGGTATGGTGCACACCGATTCAAACAGTCCATCAGTTTCATGTCTATGCCAGCCCCATACGTTCTGCTCTTTCAAATAGGTAAACCCTAACAGTGCGCCATCGTCACAAACACCCCAGATAATCCCGTTCGGCTCTTGCTGGTAGGCCCACTCAATTATCCTGCGGTTTCTAAACAGATGTTCCGCGAACAGGGTTAGGTCATTACCCATGTAACTGTCAGAACTAAAGTCATAGCCGATATCGCGGACGATTGAACCCTTTTTCTGTGTGTACAGTATGCGATTGCCTATAATAAGGGGATCTAGCGAAGACGCCCCGTAATAGCCCTGTTGCACTGCGGTTATTGATGTTGGTGTAAGTGCCGAACTGTCACCGCCAGGGCCTATCTTCCAATGACCTCCTACTGTCAGTCCTAATATCTTATCCAGGGCCTTTAAGGACCTGATAGCGTTAACCTGCTCTGACACTAACGGGGCTGATACAGCATCATCGTCAACGACAGGGAATGATATGCTGAAATTGATATAGTCACCTGTTTTTGAGCCCCAAAGGGTCTGAGGTTCTTTTACCGTGTTGCCGAAAAACAACCTGTTTTGATAGAAGACGTTAGCTGCTGGCCAGCCCCTGTGTTCTGACCATGCCCCCTCGTTCCACACGTCCGTAGCAGTGGCACTGCCAAGCTCTTTAAGCACTGTTGCGTTTGCATGAGTGGCATCCGTTACCGCCGTTATTCTGGCGATACCTACGACTGTGAAAGGTTCAAATTGTAGGTCTATGTTTACGGTTCCACTTGTCCATTCAAAAGTCCTAACGCGTATCCTTACGAGTCCGTCGTCTTCAGTCCCGCTAGCAGCTACGTTGTATTCGCCTACAGAACTGTATGTTCGCATCTTCTTCCAAGTAGCACCATCATCTTCGGACTTTTCAAGGTACATCTTACCAGTCCAAATCCCGTGAGTTGTTAAAGTCCACTGGCCAAGACCTTTAATTGAATTTGATACTCCTGTAGGCGTACCCGCGATAGTTGTTACAACCGTGCTGTCTTTTGATAGACTAACTGTACATTCGCCTGCCGTCACCCCTGTAATGGCTACTTTACACCACCTAAGGGCAGGGATTTCAAATGTCACGCTTGTATTCGCGGTGTACACTGCAAGGGTCGAATAAGCGCTGTCGTCTGACGAGATCTTAACGGCGATTGAGGCTCCTGTCCACACACCCGAAATAGCAACCGTTAATGAAGCGTCCTCCAAAAAAAATAGAGCATCCGAGGTTGTTGTCCCTGATGAAACCTGCCCCGATACAATCTGAGCCTCTATGTCGTGTTCAAACTTCCAAAGCGCCCCCACCTGTGCAGCACTAAAGGTGCTGGAAGATGCTGTTAGCGTGATATCCCCGGTAACACCGCTTGGTGTAATAGTCGTTACTGTCAGGTTTACAGGAGCAAAGGGCCCCTCTTTGTAGTTAAAGTCCGTTACGCTCCATGCGGTATCGTTTGTCCTTGATAGCAGCTTTGGCTTGTACTTTGAGTGAACCAGATACATTACATCAGCAGATTGCGTGAATTTCAACGAAGCTAAGTCCGTAGCAGCATAAGGGGAAACAATCTCGTAAGGGTCTCCACCGACCAGCACCTGGCCACTGTTGCGGAAAAAGCGACAGTACAGATGGCCAAACTCTATTACATACGCCTGTTCCTCGCTAAACTGAAACGGGATAAGCCGACTCTTTTTTGTGCTATCCTTAGTTTCACCCCTGAAGTATGCCCCAGGCCTGTTAGTGGCCGCGCCATGCGGCAGTACGAAGAAGTTCTTCATCGTCTTAACGCCGGTAACGTACTTCTCCAAGTCCTGCCGGGCGTCCATTACAGGACTGAACTCACCCCCTGTGAAGCTGTTCTGCATGATGTATACTGGATTGCCCACTGTATCACCGCCTTGCCGTTATATAGGCCCTGTTTGATTTAGGCTGCTGGTTACTCGGTCTCTTGGCTGATCCTTCCACAGCCCCGGCCAACATGGCGCTAGACATAGCTTGCTGAAACTTGACCATGACCTCTTGCGTTCGGCTGCTACTGTTCGTAAGTGGCATTGACAAAGCCAACGCCAACTTACAGGACAGAGCTTCTACAAAGAGTGGGTCGAGTAATGCCGGGTCTGTGACCTTAATCGTGCACTTGGCGTATGCCTGGTACAGGTCGCAGCAGATGTACTTCTCTGCGCCGGTAGAGACTATCTCGTATTGATTAGGTATCTCAGGGTCAACATCCCCTGCAGTAAACACCTTGCGCACCCAAAGCGCGGTAGCCGGGTGCTGGTAGATGTACTCCCATCCAGGTACAGTAACGTCAAGCTGAGATAGCAGTATACTTTTCGTGGCGAAGTTCCAAGGGAATTGACGCAGCAGAGCATCTCGCGTACTGTCATAGAATAGCCTGCATTGTTCTGCTTGCGGGCTCGCTTCGTTGATGTCGTTTATAGAACCCTGCCCGATATGGGCCAGGGATAGATTGCAAATTTTAATAACGGACGGCATAGATTAACCCTCCTAAATTTGAACATAAATATAGGAGGCCGATTTCTCAGCCTCCCGATAAAACTATTCTACTGCTACAAGAGCAGCAATTACTTTTTCCTTGCCCGCATTGTGGGCAACTTTCACGTTTTTTTCTTTAGCCAATTGGTGTAGCTGTTCAAGCGTCATTCCGGCGTAACTGAGGGGGACTATATCCGATTCTACATCCGGGATTGCTTCGTCTCCCTCCAGAAGTTCAAAGTGTTTTGACGGAGGGCCGCCAGATACCTCAATGATTTCTCCTTTGCGGTATAGCCTGTCAGAGAATGAATCACAAGTTGCTTTGTAGGTATTCAATATGCCGCCTCCTTAATAGACATCGAGAGCAGAAGCAGGCACAAGAAACGACTCAATTTTACCCGCGGTAAACGTGCCTGTGCCAACAGTGTACACCGTCTTAATGTTGGCTTTCATCCCGATAGGCAAAAGCATCCTTGCAAGCACTGCACCAGCCGTAAGGCTAGCCGCAGCTGTAGCTGAAACAGTCATACCAGGAACATCACCAAATGATGAAACCGTAGCATGCTGCAGTTTAGCCGCCAGAGTGGCGCTATCGCTGGTGGTAAATGCCGTGGTAACTTTCAGCACCCACGCCATGCGCTCAACTAAGGCGTCACCGTCTTTGATATTGTTAATCGTCACCGTAGAATCCGCAGTGCTGGTGACGGCCTGGGCGTCAGACATGTAAAGCTCTTTATCTGTTAACATTGTTTGTCCTCCTTCCTATTAGGCTACTGCCGTTTCAGCATTAGTGATTTGATCAACACGGCGAACCGGGAAGCCCATAAACTTCATCATGCCGCGGCGCTCAACAGAATCGCGCTTCCAATCTTCCAAGGTGAGAAAGGTGTTGGTTTTGTTCATGAGTTTAACGCGAAGCATCGACATAACGATGTTGTTTGCATAAAAGGCCACATTACCCGTAGTATCCGGCAGAGTGTCCAAGGCCACGGACATAAACTTTAACAGATT